ATGAATGTAATTAGTTTGTTTAGCGGTTGCGGTGGTCTTGATCTTGGCTTTGAAAGAGCGGGATTTAATATTCCAGTTGCTAACGAATTTGATAAAACAATATGGGCTACTTTTAAGGCGAATCATCCTAAGACAAAATTGATTGAGGGCGATGTAAGAAAAGTGACCAAGGAAGATATCGCACAGTATATTGATGGAGAAGTAGACGGAATAATCGGAGGACCGCCTTGCCAGTCTTGGTCGGAAGCAGGTGCTCTTAGAGGTATCGAAGATGAGCGTGGACAATTATTCTTTGATTACATCAGAATCTTAAAGGAGTTTAAGCCTAAGTTCTTTTTAGCAGAAAATGTAAGTGGGATGTTAGCAAATAGACATTCAGACGCTGTGCAAAATATATTGAGACTTTTTGATGAGACTGGCTATGATGTATCACTTACACTTGTAAATGCAAAAGATTATGGCGTTGCACAGGATAGAAAAAGAGTATTCTATATTGGATTCAGAAAAGATTTAAAAATCAAGTTTGAATTCCCAAAAGGTTCTACAGAGGATGATGATAAAAAAATTACTCTGAGAGACATAATTTGGGATTTACAGGATACCGCAGTTCCGGCAGCAGAAAAAAACAAGCATAATCCAAATGCAATTAATAACAATGAATATTTTACTGGCGCATTCTCAACCATTTTTATGAGTAGAAATAGAGTGAGAGACTGGGATGAACAAGGATTTACTGTGCAGGCATCAGGAAGACAGTGCCAGCTTCATCCACAAGCACCTAAAATGGTTAAATTCGGGAAAAATGATTGTAGATTCGTAGAAGGTAAAGAACATCTTTATAGACGAATGACTATTAGAGAGGTTGCAAGAGTTCAAGGATTCCCAGACGATTTCAAATACATCTATGAGAATACTGATGTTGCTTATAAAATGATTGGTAATGCCGTTCCTGTAAATCTAGCATACGAAGTGGCCTTAGGAATCAAGGCTGCATTAGAGTAAAAATAATGGAGACTGTTTACGAATATGAGTGAACAGTCTCCTTATTTTCTATCTTCCTTTTCTTGGAATTACGATATTGTAATTTGCTTCTAAATCATCAAGTATATGATTATGATTTAATGCACTAGGTTCTACTTCAACAAACTCACCTAACTTAAAGAGTTCTTTTGGATCGCGTATTACTGTTTTGGTGGCTAATTTTTGGTACGGTTTGAATCGAGTATACACGTTCTTTCCACGGTTTGTGCCTTCTGTAATTGGATTTATAGGTCTATGAGCAACCTTGAAACTTTCAGTTGCTGCATTAACAGATTCAGTTGTAATTTCCTCGATGTTGTTAATCAAAGACTGAATAGTACTTGCACTATTGTTTGAAATATACATACAGTTAGCAACGTGGTCTCCGTTTCCAAAACCACGAGCAACTGTGAGAATATCATCAGCAGTAAATATATCTAGAAAGTCTTGCCCGGTTTTTCCAGATCTTCTTCCAAAGCATATACTTACGCCAACATAAGGTGCAGTTGCAGTTTTTGCCCATTCGTTAGCCCAAACGGTAGATGCCTTTGTCATTCTTTCAAAAGCTGCCGTTCCAAACTCAGCTATGAATCTTTTATGTCCATACCAATTTCCGAAATAATCTGCATTTCTAAGTTTGGCAGAAATCTTAATTGGCTCTCCCTCGCTTAATTTGATAATAACATCAGTTTTATTATCTTTGCTTTTACTACCAATTCCATCAACGGATACTATTTTAGCACCAGGAATAATTCCTTCCTTAAGCATCCAATCAGGTAGAGTTGATGGTAGACTTTCTCCAATGTGTTTACTAACCATTGTGACTATTTCATTTTCAAATGCGTCTGAAGCTTTTGACATAGTTTATTTCCTCCTTGGTTTAATCCTTTATCGTTTCCATGATGTCTTCCAACTTACAATCCATAGCCTCACAGATTTTGAGAAGAACATCAGTTGTGATGTTTGCACCTTTGCCAAGTTTGGCTATGGAAGCTGCACTGATTCCAGCAGCATCCTTAAGATCATTTTTATTCATTTCTTTGTCGATTAACATTTTCCACAATTTGTTATAACTGATTCGCATTGTCTGACCTCCATTTAATCCGTTACATCCATAAGGAAACCGTAGCGTCCTGGCTCTAGTCCTTTAGTAAATGTGATAATATTTGTCCCTGTAGATTTGAAATCTATATTAGGTACATCTTTCATATTATCGAGAAGAATAATCTGACCACAGTCCTGATGATTAGTAAAGTATGTGTACAAAGATGCCCTCATGCTTTCTGGGGAAACATCTGAAATACCTTGATCTAGTCCAAGAAGTGGTGTATCAATCACGAGGAAGCCAGGGTCGTATACAGCGTTCTCTGATAAGTACTGTCTGAATGACATTGCAATAATACTATTCAGGAAAGATGTGTATCCCTGACCATTGAAATTCTGCTTTTTACGACCATTGATTTCCGCATCAAAACTTGACAAATTAAGTCTTGCAGTCGTTAAGTTCGGAAAATTGCATTCGGTTAATGCGTCTTTAAGCAGTTTATCTATTTTTTCTTGGAACTCCCTATCCAGTAGCTCTTTTGGATGATATTCTGATTCAGATTCTTCTTCGCTAGGAAGTTCTCTTAAATCTGTTTCCCAGCTTGTTGCAAAATCCGCTATTACACTTAATTCGTGCTGAATCTGAATATATACACGATAATCATCGTGCATTTTCTTTAAAGAATCCGCCTGTGGTTGAAGTTCCTCTTGGATGATTTTTTCTATATCGTCACGCTGTGTTTTAAGTTGTTTGAGTTGTGCTGCGATATCTTCTTTTTCGGCAAGAAGCTCTTTTTCTGTTTCAACAAGACCATTCATTTGGCTAGTAATCCTATGTAATTCTGCTTGAGCGGATTTTATATAGGATTTTTTGCTTTTGGCAGGTATGGTTCCGTCACAAAATGGGCAGATGGTATTGTGTGCGACATTTTTCATTTTTACCTCTCCGTTAACGATAAATGAGAGGCGTTTTATGTCTGAAACATACTGACCTCGAAGGGTAGCATATCTTTCTTGAAGAAGATTGCATTCAGCTGCTTGCTCTTGAAGTTCCAATATCTGTCCAAGTATCTCTTTACTTGTGGAAGTTGCTGTCGATATTTTTTCTTCAGTTGTTTTTATGCTATCGATGATTTCCTGTATCTTTTCCTCTACATCGATACCATCAAAAAGAGCAAGTTGTTCTTCGAGAACTTTTTTCTTTTCTGATATTGCTACTATTTTTTTGTTTACATATTCTTCAACTGCCTTTTTCCTTGCTACACGAATTTCCTTTTTTGTCTTAGGATCTATGTTTGCAAACTCTTTACCATATATGAGTAAGAGCAATGATGATAAAAAGGCAGTTTTTTCTGTTCCTTGAGTCGGCTCAATTACAGATGTTTCCTTTACTATATCTGTCACACTGAAAAGAAGAAGGGGGAGAATTGTTCTCCAGCTCATTTTCTGTGTGTCAAAATATTTGTTCTTATAAATATATTGTCCATCCTCAATACCTATGGATGCCAATAATAAATCTCCTAATAATGGAGCAGGCTCCTTTTTCTTTGGGTTGAACTTTAAATCATAAGTACAACTATCATATCCAGGAACATTGGTAACAACTTCAACTTTGTTTTTACCAAATGAACGAGTAATCTGAATATTGCCCTTTGGGGTATGCAGGCTTAGTTCAATTGTTGTATATCCTAAACTGTCATCGAAAGGTTTGTTCTTTCCACCGAAGCAGAAGTCTATGCATTTGATGATGCAGGTTTTACCGGTGTTGGAACGACCCTGGATTAAGTTCAGACCCGGTTGAAGTTCGACAAAGGAGTCGGTTTTGCCACTGCCTTTAGCAAGGACTTTTGTTATATAAAACTTGCTCATGCCTTCCTCCTTAAATCTTTAATTGCTTTACAATTTATAAGTTTTACAATTTCTTCATCCGAAGATTCTGCAAATTTCCTGTGTACCTCTTTGACTATTTCGAGGTATTGGGTTGCATAGTCGGATGATAGTGAATCCACATAATTTTCCCCTTTATCATTAAGAAAGTATGTGAATCCTTCTTCTGAGTGCTTTATAGAAATCAAACCACTCAAAACAAATTCTTTTATTCCTTCGTTACAGCTGGCTCTTTTTGATGCCAGTTCACTAAAGTTATAGTTACTATCTCCATGTAGATTTATATGGGATACACCAAAATCTCTACCATAGATTGTTATGAAATCATACGCTGCAATACGGTCAACTGTTGCAGCTTTGGGTTGGATGGAAGATAGAACTAATAAAACACGAAGACCCGTTTCAAAGGATGAGTTAAATATCTCATTCATCAATATTTACCCACGATTTTATCTTCTCGTCATTTACCAGGATGTGGCAAATGCCTTTCTTTTCAAGATTTCCAATAAGACCAACAACGTTAATTAGGGCAGATTTAGTTAGCGAAATTGTAGTAATCCTGTCAAGGACAGCTTTAAGTCTGTCATACCCTGTTGCATGATCATCGTCATAATATGTATCTTCGATGCCTGCGTAAGCATCTTCTTTTAATGCTGTAAACTGTGAATCCCCATCTGCAAATGTTTCTCTTGCAACGTGCTTTACATATTCCGCTTGATAGTAAGCTTTCCTTTGTGAGGAATAGTGACGTTGTAAATTTTTAGAAAGGGTAGGAATCATATCAGGAGTAATATCTCCAGCAGCTTTTCCTAATTTTTCTGCATACACTTCGCATAGGGCGTTTACATATGGCAGCTCTTCCGGATTGAGTAATCCAGGCTGTACCAGTTCAACAGGTATAGATACCTGCTCATTTCCTAAATAAATAATGCTGTTTTGACTATCAAAACGGACATGATTGACAGGAGTATATGGAACGCCATTCTCATCGTATTCAACAGGTGAGTTTTGAATAAGATTGACATTTCCTCCTGGAAGGTTTGTTACATTAACATTACTCTGACCTGTTTGTTGTATCGATGGTGGAGCAGGGCTGTTGATTATTGAATTATTATTTTTATTCATTTGCCATCCTCCTATAATTTGATGTTTATCGTTCCGTTATTGGTCAGATTAATGTTGTTATCTCCGTTTTGAACAACATTTGTCTGTTGCTGAATGATGGTTGTGTTTTCGGATTTAGTATCTTCCTCTGGAAGAGGATATAAACGAAGATATAAATCTCTTATTTCACATCGTAGTCTGTACGACTCTGGCTGAAGAACTTTTCTTAGTTGTTCGCCTTCCTCCCATGATTCGTTTCTAAACCACAAGATGTTTCTTCCGGGAATCAAGCGAAGGAATTGATCTGAAAGATAGTAAGTGTATTCACTTAAAATATCCATCGTATCCTTTACTAAAGTTCGAAAGGCATAATCTTCAATTTCCCGATATTCAAATTTCCAACTATTGATAAAATCCGTAATGTTATCTGAAAGGAATAAGTCCGTTGCTTCTGCTGATGGGTCATTATCAATACAGTATTTGAATAAAGGTTTTGCACCTTCTCTAAATCTTTTTAGAAAAAGGGTGTCATTCTCATTTAATTTATTTATGACAAGCCTTGGTTTTTCGGGTTGATCTGCTTTGCCTTTTTCCATATCATCAGCCAGAGTTTCCATTACTTTTCCCCAGGCATCAGCTACAGCTTTTCCGGAAGCAAGAATCTTATCCTCAATTCTTGCTTTTGGAGTTTTAGGTTGATTTTCAGATTTAATTACTTCAACAACATCATCTGTAGGAGAGAGGTCAGAGGTATTTGCATCTTCAATGGTTGTTTTTATGACAAAACTTCTCTCATTTGTAGTACCAACAGAAGACACAAACTTCCAAGGTGATTTCTTTCCGCTTTGGGTATGCCATTTCTCAAATGTTGCACGACCTTTTGTGTTATCAGGTCTTTGTGTGATGACAAAGTGCAATACTGAAAGCAAGAATACCGGAAGTTCAACATCTGTAATACTATTCAAACTTTCCTTTGTGACGCTTTTATTTAGAGCAATATCAAAGAGAGTGTTTTTGTCGATTTCGGCATCATCCTGAATTCCCTCGATAAGAGATTTTACAAGCCACTCAGAACGCATTTCATTTATAAATCTGTTTATGAACTCTGACATTCTATTTAGAAGGTCAGGGTCTTTTTGTTTTATGGAAGAAGTGTATGAACTTATGACCGAAGGGTCAGTAAAAGGGATATAGGTAGTCCCGTAATCTTGGCAGGTCTTAAACTGCGTAGTGCATTTTCCGAAAGTACCACCTTGAGCTGATTCGAAACTATCGCCTGTAACTACCTTGACCAATCCCATCATTACATCAGTGTCTTTCAGTCCGTCAGATCCACTATTAAATTTATCTCTTGCTTTTATTCGTGTTTTTCTCGCCTGAAGAATTAATGAAAATAGTATTCCTCCGCAAAGATAAGGCACCTTTGTTGGGGTCATCCTTACAACCTCCTTTATTTAGTAACCTTAGAAAGCTTAGAAAGACGAAAACAGGGAGTTAGCCTGTTGACGGAAACCTTAGCCACTATAGGTTTATAAGTGAAGATTGAGATAAGACGTGGAAATGTTTAGACCTACCGCATCAACACTTTCTCAATATTATATCAGAAAAATATGAAAAAATCTACACTTCTCAAGTTTTGATATGTGATTGTGAAGAAAATCTCGTAAAACTGATATAAAACTTCAAACCGAAATGAAAGTGAGGTGATTGGCAATGGCTAAGAACTCAAAGCAAACATCCAAGGCAGTTGCTTCGAAAGCAAGCAAAGTTCTTCGTGATGGTCGTTACAGCAAGACATCAAAGTCCGTAGCTGGAAGTGCATTAGCACAAACAAGACCAGTAAAGCGTAAGTAATACTAGCAACAAGGGTGGACAGAGCAGGATTGGATAATCAACCTGTCCATCTCCCTTCGGGGAAATATCAAATATTAAATATCACAAGGCCTGATTAGCTATAAGGGCATTGGGATACAAATATCGGCATCAATCACAGGACAACCTGTGAAAGGTGCGATAGAGGTACCCTTATTTCCTTATGCCCTTTTTCAGGCAATTCATGGGTCGGTACTTCTATAAGCAACGACCCTATTTGTTTCCTATGCCCTTCTGCAAGAACCAGGCAGAAAGGCAGGAACTTTATGAAAATCAAGATTCGTTACGAGAACGAGTATCAGACACTTGAGGTCGAAAACATGGAATTGGAGAAATGGTTAAATATCTCCATTTCAGAAGAAGAAAGTCAGGAAGACTACGAAAAGAGAATCCAAGATGTAATCGAAGAGAGATTTAACAGACCCGATTACAACAGCTGGCACAAGCATGACCGACATACAGGAAATGCAAAGATGAAGAACAAAGAGGGTGTTATTGAAGTTAACACCGAAGAGGCAATTATGACCAAAGCAATCGACCAGTCTGTTTTCACAAGAGATATCGATGGACTGGAAGAGCGAATGGATCATGAATGGCAGTACAAACATTATTGCTCTCATATAAGAGAAATTTTAAAGCCGGACGCAGCAGATATGGTTATTGCTATTGTACTTGATGGATTAACCGTAAGCGAGTACGCAGAGAGAATTGATGACGAACCAAACAATGTAAGTCATCGCTACAGAAGAGCAATTAACAAATTGAAAAAAGTTTTTTCAAAAACGTCCTTTTAACCCTTCTCCCAAGGCTACCAGGTAGGAGGGTGACACCTCCAAAGAATTTTATTTTGAAGGAGGTAATTCGTATGGAATTACAAGTATTTAACAGCACAGAGTTTGGCTCTGTAAGAACAGCAACTGTAAACGGTGAGGTTATGTTTGTCGGCAAGGATGTAGCAGACATTCTCGGGTACCAGAACGGTAGTCGAGATATTAACCGTCATGTAGATGAAGAGGACAGACATAAAGTCATGCTCTTTGATGGTAACCAGGATAAGGAAACCATCATTATCAACGAGTCTGGTCTTTACAGTCTTATCCTTTCAAGCAAGATGCCTAATGCAAAGAAGTTCAAACATTGGGTAACTGCAGAGGTTCTTCCGGCTATCCGTAAGCATGGAATGTATGCCATCGATGAGATTTTGGAAAATCCTGATCTTGCGATTGCAGCACTTACACAGCTTAAAGAAGAGCGTGAGAGAAGAAAACAGCTTGAATGTCAGACGCTTATTCAGCGTCAGCAGATTGCAGAGATGCAGCCAAAGGCAAGCTACTATGACCTTATTTTACAGAACAAGAACACAGTTCCTATTACACAGATTGCAAAGGACTACGGTATGAGTGGTCGCAAGTTCAACGCACTTCTTCACGAACTTGGAGTTCAGTACAAGTTCAGAAAGACCTGGCTTTTATATCAGCAGTATGCAGAATGCGGATACACACAATCACGTACCTATGCAATTGATGAGAGCAGAAGTGTGATGCATACCTATTGGACACAGAAGGGCAGACTTTTCCTTTATGACCTTCTGAAGAACGAAGGCATCTTACCAGTCATTGAACAGGAGGATTAAAAGATATGGGCATTGATAAGTTTAATCATGAGGGTTATTCCGACCCGACTACATATGAGGCTCTTACCAATATCCATCGTGAAGAAGTGGCAGCTGATAAAAAGGCTGCCTATCTTCCTTTGGTGTATGTGTGCAGTCCGTATGCAGGTGATGTTAAAACCAATGTAAAAAATGCAAAAAGATACAGCAGATTCGCTGTTGATGAAAATGCTATCCCAGTAACACCTCATCTTTTATATCCGCAGTTCATGGATGACGGTAATGAGGTGGAAAGAGAGATGGCTATGCATTTCAATTATGTACTTCTTGGCAAATGCACAGAGGTCTGGGTATTCGGTGGTGTGATAAGCCGAGGCATGGCTCGTGAGATTGGTGTTGCCAAGAAAAGAAGAATGAAGATCAGATGGTTTACCCAAGATTTGAAGGAGGTCGGAGAATATGATTAATTTTACTGTTTATTCAGCAGACTGTGTCGGCAACAGCGGTAACTGTCTGTATCCCAATAAGAATATTGTGACGGATAAAGAGTCCTTTATCAAAGCAACGAAGATGGATCATGTAACTGCAAAGTATAAAGGAAATTATCGAAGTAAGGATAATTTCGAGTCCTCCGACTGTATTCCGCTTGACTGTGACAATGACCATTCGGATAACCCAAATGAATGGGTAACCCCTCTTGATATAGCACTTGAAATACCGGGTGTTGCTTTTGCTGTATCTTACAGCAGACACAACAACCTTCCAAAGGGAGATAAGTCTGCTAGACCAAGATTTCATATCTTCTTCCCTATTGAGATTGTATCGGATGAACAGGAGTATGCAGATATGAAACGCAGGATTGCAGACACTTTTCCTTATTACGATACCAACGCACTTGATTCGGCTCGTTTCCTTTATGGAAATGACTCTGATGAAGTGGAGTTCTATGAAGGGGATAAAACCATTCTTGATTATCTGGAAGAGGATGATTTTGCAGATTTCGATGCAAGTCTTGAGCAAGTGCCGGAAGGTCAGCGTAACAGTACCATGAGCCACATTGCTGGAAAGATTATCAAGAGATATGGAAATACAGAAGATGCTTATCAGATTTTCATTAAAAAGGCTGAACTCTGCAATCCACCACTTCCTGAAAGTGAACTTAAGGTGATATGGCGAAGTGCATCAAAGTTCGGTAACAAGGTGTCAAACCAGGAAGGTTACATTCCACCTGAACAGTACAACTCTGACTGCAGATTAAAGCCTAATGATTTCTCGGATGTGGGACAGGCTACTGTTCTTGCAACTGAGTATAAGGATATCCTTCGCTATTCCCCATCGACTGATTACATGGTCTACAACGGCAGTTTCTGGGAAGAGTCAAAACCAAAGTCCCAGGGTGTTTCCCAAGACTTGACGGAAAGACAGCTTGCGGAGGCTGAAACCGAAATGAAGAAGGCTATGGATGAACTTGTAAAGAATGGTGGCATGGAAATTCTTGTATCCGTGGGTCCGAAAAAAGCTGTGCAGATGTTCAATAAACAGCAGGCTCATGCTTATGAGATATATGAAGATGCTTCTGTCTATAAGAAGTATGCCATTAAGAGAAGAGATACGAAGAACATTGCTGCCACATTAAAAGAGGCTCGTCCGATGCTTGAAGTGGAACAGAGAAACCTTGATGCCGATGAGTTTATGCTGAACACACCGACTCTTACCTATGATTTAAGACAGGGCACCAAGTTCCCAATGGAACACAGACCAGAGCATTTCATCACAAAACAGACAACCGTTGACCCATCAAGTGATGGAGCCGATATTTGGGCAGCTGCACTTGATACATTCTTTTTAAAGGACACAGACCTTATCGATTATGTTCAGAGAATGGTTGGTCTTTCTGCAATCGGTAAGGTGTATGTGGAGGCACTCATTATCGCATATGGAGAAGGTCGTAATGGTAAGTCTACCTTCTGGAATGTTATCGCAAGGGTTCTTGGTACATATTCAGGAAACATTTCTGCCGATATGCTGACAGTTGGATGCAGAAGAAATGTCAAGCCGGAACTTGCCGAGGCAAAGGGTAAGAGAATGCTTATTGCAGCAGAACTTGAAGAAGGTATGAGATTGAATACTGCCAATGTAAAGCAGCTTTGTTCTACCGATGAAATCTATGCTGAAAAGAAGTATAAAGATCCGTTTTCATATACTCCCACACATACACTTGTGCTTTATACCAACCACCTGCCAAAGGTTGGTGCGATTGATAAAGGTACCTGGAGAAGACTTATCGTTATTCCGTTTGATGCCAAGATAGAAGGAAGTGCTGATATCAAGAACTATGCAGACTATCTGTTTGAAAAGGCAGGTGGTGCAATCCTTACATGGGTTATCGAAGGTGCAAGAAAGGTAATCGCAGACAACTATAAGATTGACCCGCCACAGAAGGTGCGTGATGCTATTGAGCATTATAAGGAAAGTAATGACTGGCTTTCTTACTTTTTAAGTGAACGCTGCGAACTTGATCCTGCCTATGTGGCAAAGTCGAGCGAGGTATATAACGAGTATCGAATCTTCTGTACCCAGGTGGGTGAGTTTACAAGAAGTACAACTGATTTCTACACAGCCTTGGAAACGGTCGGATTTGAAAGATACCGCGACCGTAAAGGCAGATACATTAAAGGCTTAAGACTCAAGACGGACTTTATGGAAGAAGAGTAATGACAGTAGGTGTGACAGTTAATGACGGCTATTTACTATCCTTTTCTATAGAGTAAAAAAATTAAGTCTATATATAAGTATAGGAAATGACAGTCTTACCCTGTCACACCATCAAATTTGACATTGATGGAGGTGGCACGAATGCGTGAAAAAGAAGTAGAGCAGAAACTTGTAAAGGCTGTAAAGCTTGCAGGTGGTTTCTGCATCAAATTTACATCTCCCGGATTTGACGGAGTACCGGACAGACTGGTTCTTCTTCCAAAAGGGAGAATGGCTTTTATAGAACTCAAGGCTCCTGGCAAAAAACCGAGAGCCTTACAGAAAAGAAGAATGAAACAGTTATCAGCTTTGGGGTTTACCTGCTATGTGGTTGATAACACTGATGTGATTGGGGGTGTCATTGATGAAATACAATCCTCATGATTATCAGACTTATGCAACAAACTTTGTACTGGAACATCCTGTGGCAGCAGTCCTTTTAGAAATGGGACTCGGAAAGAGTGTGATTACCTTAACGGCTATATTTGAACTTCTCTATAACCGATTTGAAGTTGGAAAGGTTCTGGTCATTGCACCCCTCCGAGTAGCAAGAGATACATGGCCTGCTGAAATAGAAAAGTGGGATCACTTAAAGGGACTGACCTATTCGGTGGTTATAGGTACAGAGTCGGAGCGAAAAGAGGCATTAAGAAAAAGTGCAGGTATTTATCTTATCAACAGAGAAAATGTGGACTGGCTTATCAACAAGAGTGGCTTTCCATTCGATTTTGATATGGTTGTAATAGATGAATTATCGTCATTCAAGTCGGCATCGGCTAAACGATTCAAGAGCCTTCTTAAAGTAAGACCAAAGGTAAAAAGAATCGTGGGTCTTACAGGAACTCCAAGCAGTAATGGACTTATGGATTTATGGGCAGAGTTCAGAATCCTTGACATGGGAGAAAGGCTCGGAAGATACATCACACATTATCGTATGAATTTCTTTGTGCCGGATAAACGAAATCAGCAGATGATATTTTCCTATAAACCAAGACCTGGTGCGGAAGATGCCATCTACAGACTGATATCGGATATTACGATTTCCATGAAGTCGGCAGATTTTCTAAAAATGCCTGAATGCATTATGAACGAAGTGGAAGTAAAGCTTTCAGAAAAGGAATGGTCTGTATATGACGAATTAAGACAGGAAATGGTGGTGTCTTTGGAAGATGAAGAGATTGATGCTGCAAATGCAGCTGCTCTTTCAGGCAAACTTCTGCAGATGGCCAATGGTGCTATCTATAACGAGGAAAAAGAGGTCTTCCATATTCATGACTGTAAGCTTGATGCACTTGAAGATTTAATCGAGAGTGCAAATGGAAAACCTGTACTTGTGGCTTACTGGTATAACCACGATTTGGAGCGAATCAGGGAAAGGTTCAAGGTTCGTGAAATCAAGACTTCAAAGGATATCAGAGATTGGAATAACGGTGATATACCGATTGGTGTAATCCATCCTGCGAGTGCCGGACATGGCTTAAATTTGCAAAGCGGTGGTTCGACCCTTATATGGTTTGGTCTTACTTGGTCATTGGAACTCTATCAGCAGACCAATGCAAGGTTATGGAGACAGGGGCAGAAATCCACAGTTGTCATACACCACATTATTTCAAAGGATACCATTGATGAAGATGTGATGAAGGCACTAAGGCTCAAAGAGAAAACACAGACAGATCTTATCGATGCGGTTAAAGTGAGAATCGGAGGTGGTGCTTATGACGGCTAAAGATTATCTGAACAGACCGTTCATTCTAAATAACAAGATTAACGATAAGAAAATTAAGCTCGGATTTTACAGAGAATTATCGTGCAGTCCATCATCACTGGGATTCGAGGAGCATTTTTCAAGCAATCAAAATACAAAAGCTCCCTTTGTTCGCTACTTAGAAAAGATAGATGATCTAGAGCGAGAGATTGCTGAAGATTATAAAAAGCTTGATGAGATTAAAACCGAAGTGGACAATGCAATTGATATTGTGGAAGATCCAATGGAACAGATGATTCTAAGATATAGGTACTTGGAATTTTTGTCAATGCCGGATATTTCTGTTCGAATGCATTACTCACTGCGTTGGACAAAGAAACTACATAGACGTGCATTGGACAGTTTTGAAAGAGGACACCCCTAGATCACCCCTAGGCCACTCCCCGTTCATATCGAAATGATGTAAAATGGTATTGTAGAAAAATATATAAATACAACAGAGCCTTTGTAGGAGCAATCCCACAGAGGCTTTTGTTATGTCCAGCTGGAGGTGAAAAAGATGCCAAGAAAACCAAAGAAACCGTGTGGTTATCCTGGCTGTCCTAATTTAACAGAAGGTAGATATTGCAAGGAACATGAAAAACAAATGAACCAATCCTACGAGAAGTATGGCAGAGACAAAGCTGTACGCCGTAGGTACGGAAGAGCGTGGAAACGAATTCGTGACAGCTACGTGAAAACACATCCATTCTGTGAACAGTGCTTTGAGAAAGGAATCATTGTTCCGGTGGATGAGGTTCATCATAAGAAACCATTGTCGGAAGGTGGTACTCATGACAGAAGCAATCTGATTTCTCTTTGCAAAAGCTGTCATGCCAAGATCCATGCCGAACGCAGTGATTATCACGGAAGTAAAAAACATCATGTGTATAAGTATTAAGTGTGTCGGTCTATGACGGCTATTTACTATCCTTTTCTATAGAGATAAAAATTTTATCCTATATATAATATAGGAAATGCTGGTCATAGGGTGTCACACTGCGAATTGATGAATGAAAAAGTACCCCAGGGGCGGTCAAAATCTCTAACACCGGGACCACCGTGGAACGGCGTGGGGTCTTGCGTGTGAAAAATGCGAAATCAAAAGGGTAATTAAAGGAGGAATGCAGACGTGCCTACAAAATCGAATAACATCGGTGGCCGTGGTGGTGCAAGACCTGGTGCAGGTCGCAAGAAAACGGCTGTATCCGAGAAAGCAAAGAACGGAAATCCGGGTGGCAGAAAATTAGAAGTCCTGGATATTCCTGAAGTGGAAGGTGTGGAGATGCCAAAGCCGCACGACTTCCTGTCTGCAGAACAGAGAGACGGAAGCGAACTGCAGGCTCATGAAATCTATACGGAAACATGGAACTGGCTAAACAAAATCGGATGCTCATCGAAGGTATCCCCACAGCTATTGGAAAGATATGCGATGTGCTCTGCTCGTTGGATACAGTGTGAGGAGATGACCAATAAGCTAGGTTTTCTTTCTAAGCATCCAACCACACAGAAACCAATCCCATCTCCGTTCATTAACATTGGCATCAACTATATGAACCAGGCCGTAAGGCTTTGGAATGAAATATTTCAGATTGTGAAGGAGAACTGCAGCACAGATTACGATGATGCTGCTCCACAGAACGATTTGATGGAAAGACTCCTAAGAGCAAGAGAAGGGAGAAAGTAAGTATGATTGAAAAAGTAAATCCAATGCACCCTGATAAAATCTGTGACAGGATTGCAGGTGCTATTGTAGATTTGGCATATAAGAAACAGGAAAATCCGAAGATTGCTGTTGAAGTACTTGTTGGTCATGGTTATGGTCATGTAGTAATCGAAACATCGGTAGAAATGGAAAAGGAAGATGTCGCATTTATCGTTGATAGGTTCGCTCCAGGTATTCGAGTATTCATTCAGATTGTGCCACAAGATGTGCATTTGGCAGAAAATCAGTCAAAGGAAATCAGATGTGGTGACAATGGAATCTTTAAGGGAATGCCACTGACAGAGGAGCAAAAAGAACTCTCTAAGGTTGCAAGAGAAATTTACACTTCTTATCCATATGATGGAAAGTACATTCTGGATGAGGCAAGACTTATCATCTGTCAGAGCAATGCAAAAACTACAGATTTGAAAAACACATATCCAAATGCGGAAATCAATCCGCTCGGTGATTGGACCGGCGGCATAGATGTAGATTCCGGTGCGACCAACAGAAAACTTGGAAGTGACATGGCTGAGTCCGTGACGGGCGGAGGCCTTCATGGAAAGGATCTGTCAAAGGCTGATGTATCTGTCAATATCTATGCTTTTCTAAAAGCACAGAAAACGGGTAAACCAGTAGAAATCTGTTGTGCCATTGGTGATGATACAATCGATGGAATCCCGTATCAGGACATCGTGAATATTGCAAAAGATTACATAGACTCCGTAGGTGGATTTGAAAAATTCGCTGAGTGGGGTCTTTTTTAGTGGAGGTGGCTATGAGTAAGACAACTACTGAGATGCAGCTTGTAGCTGTATCAAAACTAATTCCTTATGTGAATAATGCAAGAACTCATTCTGCCGAGCAGGTAATGAAACTTCGTTCTTCTCTTCGTGAGTTCGGTTTCATCAATCCTGTTATCATTGACCGAGAGTTTAATGTTATCGCAGGTCATGGAAGAATCCTTGCTGCAAAGGAAGAAGGAATACTTGAAGTGCCTTGTGTATTTGTGGACTACCTTACAGAAGCACAAAAGAAAGCGTATATTTTGGCAGACAACCGAATGGCAATGGATGTGGCCAATCCAAAGAAAACAGATAACGGCAGGCTCATTACCGGCTATGCGTGTGACAGCCGGACTGCGGATGCGGAGTTCCTTCTGGCAAAGCGGCAGTACATTGCCGCTACCGGACGAGTGCGTGGCACAGATGATGTGATT